CATTAGCTCTGGATTACCGATCGCAGCCTGCGCCGCAGTCGGGTCAACCCCACGACCAACGAGATATTTAAGCGTTTGATTTTGCGCTTGCAGGGCCACCGAATGCGAGTCAGTCCCCCTCAATCTTGCGATCAAGCCATCCGGGCTACCGATACGGCCTAAGAGATCCAGGCCCGGAGTTGCGGGTGCTGTTGGCGGGACGGCGCCTGCCTGTGGTGCCTGTGAATAAGCTGGGGTTGGGGTTGGCTGGGCCGGGATGACCGGAGGCGGCTGTTGCGGAGGCATCTGCGCATTCGCCTGCATCGGGCTCGGCTGTGCGTTCTGTTGCTGCGGAAGAGGGGGCGCCATTGCCTGTATGGGCGGACTATATTGCGGCTGTCCTCCATACTGCGCTTGATCCGAGGGAAGCCCCGACGAAAATTGCTGGTTGAGCGCATTCTGGCGCAGGAAATCCAGCAAACCGCCGCCCGAACCTCCGCCTGCAAAAAGACCGTCTAGCAGTCCCATCAGAGTTTCCCCAATCCCGCAAAGAGATTGCCCAAGCCGCTCGTGGCCATCCCGAACTGCTGCGCGCCGCTCATCTGCTGCGTTCCATTGCTCGTCCCGGTCGATTGCGAGCCGAGCCCTGCAATGGGAATGCCTATCTGAGCTAATAGCCCCAAGGCCTGCACCGGAATGCCACGGCGTGCGGCTTCCGCCTGCAAGGTCGCATTGGCATTGGCGTCCTGCGCGGCTGGAGCATTGGCCGCAGTGGTAACGCCCTGCCCTTGGTTTCCGAGATACTGCTGTTGAAGGCCGGACAGAATTCCCGCGTTAGTATTGCCGGCGTTGTAGAGGTTGCTTGCCGCGCCCTGCTGGTTTGCTACGTTGGCGTTGTATTGATTGGTCAGGATCGGCGCCATACCAGCCGCAAGACCCTGCCCTAGCGCCTTCTGGTTATAGCCCGAGCCATCGCGGCCCGCTGCTGCAAACGAGCCGTTGACCTGTTGAGTGATTTGATCGTTGACGGCCTGAAGCTGGTTACCGATCCCGGGCGTCTGCATCGGGTCGTAATTGGTATTGGACGCGAGCGGATTGGTCTGGGCCTGATAGTTCTGATAATTCTGATTGACGTTACCGGCCTGATTGTTCGCGCCGCCGCCGCCAAGCAGGCTTTGGACATAGCTGTTAATCCCGGACGAATAATCAGGTGCATTCGCCGCGTTATTCTCGATGGTGTTGATCGCGCCGGTTTCGGTCGCGGTCGTTCCGGTGTTTCCTAGGTTGCCATTGACCTGCCCCAGGATGCCGGACAGTGCGGGCTGTGCAGCCGTCCACGGCGCCGTAGTCGAGGACTGCGTTTGGTTTGACGAAGATTGGCCGCCCATCAGAATTGCCTTTCAAGAATAACATGTTCGACGTGGTAGCCGCTCAACACGCGCGCCCAACCCTTACGGCCATAAATGCGAACGCATTTTGCGCCTTCGGCCTTGGCGTAGTTTTCAATGCGAGACAAAAGCGGCAACCAGCGTTCGCGCTCTGATCCGGCGCACGCCGTAAGCACCAGCACAGGCTTGTCGCGGGTTTTAATCAGATGCGTGGTTGCAGCGGCTTCGATATGGGTTGAGATCGCCAGCCACAGCAGTTGATCGCCACAGAGAACGTCATATTCGATGTCTCGGAAGTCGCTTAAATCGGTCTTTTCGATCGCTGTTCGGATCAGGTCTTTCGCTTGCGGCCAAATCTGGTGAACGTCTTTTGGATCGACGCAGAGAAGATCAGGCAATTCTGAACACCGTTAGCGTGCTATCCTTGCTGTTGCCGCTCTGATTGAATAAAATCTTTCCGGTAGTGTTGGTCGTATCGCGGACATCCAAGCGGATATTTCCAGCAGGAGACGCTATAACTCCAGATAAACATACCGAGAAAGGCTGGTTGTTCGTAACCCACTGCGAGCAACTCGCAATAATAGTAGTTCCGTCCCATAGCTTGCAATTGAACGCAGCAAGCCCTCCAGTATCTATGAAGGTGACCGATCCTGTTGCAAACCAGGTGCCGCTTGAGCCTTGGGCGCAAGATGGTCCGGGAAAATAATTGGCGATATTATTTAGAACGACATCAGCGCCCAGCGTAGCGATGATCGGCGTAGGCAACGGGTTGACGGTCGAGAGAACCCCGGACGCCGCCGTGATTGTGGTGTTGTCAACCTTGGCAAGCCCGAACGTCGATGACGAGGCACGAAGAGCGTTGATCGTCGCAATGTCTGACGTGTTGGTAACGATGCTTGTCGTGTTAGCCGAAGTCTGCGAAGCCACCAACTGTTGCGATCGAATAATCTTCTTAGTGTCGGTTTCCTCAACACCGGGGACGTAAAGCGCCGTCATGTCGAACCAGACATTGCCGGATCAGGCTCGATCCCTGCCGCATACGTCCAGACAGTTCCGGCCGGAATGCGCTGCTTGAACCTGATATAACGCGCTTCTCGCCTCAAGTTGACGTTTCCGGTTCGCGCCTGCATCGCAATTTCAGCACCTTGCGTCGGCGCGGCGTTCAAAGCCTGTCGCCATGACACAGAGCCGTAGACGGTTGGCGCATCGGTAATCGGGCGAAAGCCGTTGACGAAGATTTCCGTTCCTGCCGTGCCTTGCTCGGCGCTTTCTAACGTGGCTTCAAGGTTGTTGCCGGTAAAGAAGCCCAGCTTATGCGAGCTATTGAATTGTGCTATCTGCGGCTGCACGGCGGTTGCGAATGAATCGAGGCTCACGACGAGTGCATCCAACGAGCCTGAAATGGCGTCTAGATTCTCCAATGTCAGGCCCGTCTGCGAGACGCCGAGCAGGTATTCCCCGCTCATGGATATCTGAAACCAGCGGTCCAGCGCCGAGTCATAGCCGAGGATCTTGTCGTAAAGCCCGGTTGTCCCTGATACCGACTTGTAAGCCCAATAAATCCGGCTTGAGCGAGGATCGGCAGCGCCGATAAAGAGTTGTAGATTGCCCTTGTCGAGGTCGTTCAGGAATGTCCGGTCAACCCGTTCACGACCGATCTGCACCGGAACCCCGCCCGGATCGATCTTGAAGAAGCCTTGGCCTGCATAGAAATAGATCGTGGCGCCCGCTCGAATGATCGAATAGGGCGCATAAAGTCCCATGTCTTGGGTGATGCGCTCGATCTGGAAGATAAACGCCGATCCCGGAATGTAGGACATCCGGCGCATGGCCTGATCCTGAAAGATCGTGCCGAACTCGCCGCCTGCCGCCCCCCGAACAATGCCGCCGTCTGTGAAGTCCTGAAAGTCAGAGCTATTGGTCCCCGAGGTCCACGAGGCCGAAGCGTTGAAACTGTTCAACCCCGACCATTGAGCGCGATAGGGCTGCGCGAGAAGGCCGGTAAGAAGCAAAAACCGGCCGACTACAGAAATGTACGCGGCCTGCGGGGGCGAACCCAGCGCTACGGTAAAGGATGTGGTATTACCGGATGTGGTTAGACCGGAAAAATCTAGAGCCTGAAGAAGGACATTCGCTTGAGTAGCAAAGACGATATTGCCGGTCTGCGCGAACTGCCATTGCGAGGTATTGGTCAGCGCTGAATAAATCGAGGTGACAGACTGGACGCCGGATTGACTGCCACTGGTATTGATGACCGAGCCGCCCGGCGTAGCCGAGATTTTGAACGAAGACCCGGAAAGGCTGGTCGCGCTGACGTAATAGGTCGTTCCCGCCGTTATCCCGGTCGGAAGAGCGCCCGTGGTCGAGAACACAATCGGGTCATTCGCCGCGAATGTGTTGGTATAGGTGACAACGCCGGGCGTGGCGATTGAGATGGTGCATGTCGCCGGCAGGCTGACGTTCTTCCATGTGAAATCGGTATTGTTGAGCTGATAGAGCCGATCGGCCGTACCGGCAAAGATCGCAATCGATCCATCGGATTTCAGGGCATAGAAGCCGCCACGGCAGGGCGCAGGAAGCGAGCCGGTTAAGGTCGCGAAATCAGGAAAAGGCCCATAGCCATCGCCACGCGGCAGCACATTGAGGATGCTGTGGACGCTGGAGCCTTGATAATCTGTGGTGTCCGGGCGGAAGTCCCCCCATGGGATCATCGCGGCCATTAGGGCGTAACGTCCAAGGTACGTACGGCCATGCCTTGCCGTTCGTTAAAGTCCAACATGGCAATCTCGTTGAATACCTCGTCGCGGCGGGTTTTCCATAAGGAAGCCGCCTCGAATGCCTGCCCCTTGTTAAAGGCGTTAGCCTCGCACAGGCATCCGAACAAATAGGCGTCGGGATGGTTGGTGTAGAGCCAGTTCAGCGCACCAGATAGGGCTGGCGTGCGCTGGAAATAATCGAAAGTAAGGGCCGTATCGTCCGACGGGGCAAGCCGGAGATTGCTGCCCTCGATCGTGAACAGGACCGGAATGCCGGACGTGATGTTGAGATATTGCGCGTAAACGGGCGGCGCGACGTAGTTCAATTCATGGATGGGTTGGCCCGTCCACGTCACCCGGCGATAGCCGAGATAGTCCGATGGTATCGTCGCAACGCCGCCCGATGGCGTTAGCGTGGCCGTGGTTTCCTGAAGCCGGACCTTTAGCTTCCGTGCCGCAGCACATTCAAACAGCGTTATAAAATCGGGAATGTACGCCGCAAGATCGTCACGGGCGAGCCAGTTCGCGATCTGGGTTTGAAGGTCGGCGTAGCTAGCCAGTGCCATCAGTTAGACAATCTCTGTAACGTACAGCGACCCGCCTGACGCCACCTGAATTGCCGAAACCTTCTCGCCGGGGTTTACCGTAAAATATTCCGGTTGAAGGCCAGGCAGATAAACGTCGGATGTGGTGGCAGTCGGGCTCCCGGCGATCTTGATAAAAGCATCGGTCGTCACGAGGACGCGAATCCTCTGCACGCTGCCGCTGATTCCGCTGCTGATGGTGCCAGCCGTTCCGGTATATGACACCGACTGAACCGTTCCGAGCCTGCCCATTCCTACGTATTGCATCATAGTCCCTTCCATCCCATTTGCAGTTTCGGCTTCTCGACCCTGAGGTAAAAATAGTCCGGATCTTCCAGCTTCTTTGCGACCAGCCTGTCCCACTCGGGCGAATACATCTGAAGCGTGGTGTTGCCCTTGCGGTGTTCGTCATAGAACCACTGCAACAGAACAACGTTGGGGATGCGGTGCGTATGCCGTCCCCACTCAGATTTCTGATCCTGCGAACGCAGTTCCTTGTTATCGTCAAGGATAGGTTCAACGTCCTGCACGTTGACGAAGGTGAGGACTTTCTCACCCCCGTCGATGTAGAGCTTGCGTTCCATCATTAGCCGCGACGGAAAACAGCGTAGCAGTAGGTCGGGCCGCCAGCAGTGCCCGAGCCCGTCATGGCGAACTTCACCAGATCGCCTTCAAGGCACGTGTTGGCAGCGGTGATGGTCGCTTTTGCTGCCACGCCGTTGCCAACAACGCCGGAGACCGAAGCCGCCGCCAAATCGCCAATTGCGGAACCAGACTGCGTGATAACGAACGCGCCGCCAGTGATGGCAGTA